TCTTTACTTGCGATAGACTCTTCATACTTCTGCTGAATAAAGTCATTCTTAAAACGGGGGAATGAGAGTAGGATTAGTTTACCAAAGTCTGGGAAACGTGATGTAAGAGATGCACGGTACATATCATAGATAGACTGAGCAGTCTTAGCCTGATCGTGTCCCGTTGTATTTTCTAGGGCAAAGCCAGAAATCTCGTCAAGAACAACAACGATTACGTTATAACCTTCCCAAGCTTCTCTTTCTGAGTGGCCTGAGTGAACTGTAATACTCTTATCAAACTCAATGGATCCAGCTTTAGGATTATACTTACCGACAAACCATGGTGACTTTTCGATTCTCTGTTTGAATCCCTTAAAGAAAACGTTATTAGCCTGTTGTGCGTTAATAGCAATATTAAGAATGTCTATAGCATCTCCAGGTGGTTTTCCATAATATACCGCTGGATCCTTTAGACATAGGAGAAGATATGTAATATATGCTGCTGCAATTGTTGATGTATAGTCCTTACCAGAACCTTTACCTAATTGAAAGATAACCTCATTACAGGTTTGCTTCCATCTTTTTTCACCCTCTTCTTCACCCAACCACCTTATCAATGTATCTTTTTTATACACCTGAGTCATTGCTTTGATCATAGTATATTGATATGTAGATAGTGGTGGCAATCCGAGATAGTCTGTAGATGTAACAAACTCTTCAATAGTTACTGGCTGTTCTTCAAACTCGTCGCCGTCTAGTACATCTAAAAAATCTTTAAAGTCAGCCATTGTTTACTTGAACAACCTCGACTGGCTCTACTACACCAGATATGCGAGAAAGTCTTTGCTTAACCTCTCTCTGACACTTGTCACACTTAGATGTAACATCACGAAGAATTCCCATTAAAACTTCTTGTTTTTCTTCTGCTTCAGCAATTCTAGAGCCCATTTCTGTATTATCAAGAAGCCCTGCCTTCTGTAGCATTTCCATTTGCTTACCTTGTATTTCAGCTACAAGCTTGATGGCTCCTACTTTAGTTCTATAGTCTGCCGCCAGATCTGCTTGCTCTACTGTCTCCCACGCTTTATTTATAAGCATACTGTAATGCTGATCTGATGCAGTAAGTGCTTCTCTTGCACGTTCTTGAATAGTCTTGTCGTTTTGGGCGTAAGACTTCCATTCCTCCAGAGTTCTTACAACATCAGCCCTCTTTAGCTCAAGCTCCTTGGCTATTTGAGCTGGATTATAACCTTTCAAGCTCATCTCTACGACCTTGTTCATCTGGTCAAAAGGTTTTTCTAGTTCCATTATTTACTCCCATGATCTGTCTTATAAAATCCAGAACCTTTGAATTGAATTCCAAAGTTGTTAAATACTCTTTCCATATCGATATTGCAATCAGCACACCTAGGCTTTACTTCTACTGCCTTAATGCTTCTTTCAATTTCTTCTACGTTAGTGCATTCTGGACATTTATAATCGTACTTTGGCATTAGTCTGGTCTCACGTCCCAGTTTTCATAATGCTCTTTCCAAGTATCTGTTTCATAAAAATCCATCTGGCTTGAAATAAAATCATCACCTTCTGGCAATCTCTTCTGCGTACGAGTACCCTGAATACCATACCATCTGACAAGCTTTTCTCCGCAAGTGTCGCAGTTGTATCCTGGATCTTCTTCTTTTATACTTCTAAAATGCGTGTATTGTACTTTACATTTCTTACACTCATATTGATAAGATGGCATTATAACTCCTCATAACAGAAAAAATTTCTTTCTCTAAGTCCTGTATACTAGACTCATTAGATATCACTCTATCAAATTTGTATCCGTCCATTGCAGATTCAGATGAATGGGCATTGATAGGCTTATTATCATTTCTATTAATTCTCCAAACTTCCCCGCCATTTGCCTTAATAAAGTTAGCTTCATTTGGAAATCTTACATCTGTAATAACAAAATTCTTATATATCTCTTCTTCTTTAATTTGCTTGAATACTTGCTTTACCCAGAAGTCTTCTCCAAACATTTCTCTTCCAACCTCTGTGCCAAATACCTGAAGAAGTCTACGAACCTCTGTATTGGCTTTTGTTGGCTCCCAGCCAATCTCTCTTACGCTTCCAGAAATTCTTTGACCATTACTAAGGATAGGGTCAAGTTTAATTATTGCCTTTCTAATATTATCTGCAAACGCAAGTCTCTTAAACCCATAATTCATTATTAATATTTCTGCAATTGTATCTTTACCCGAACGGGCATAGCCACTAAGTCCAATAATCATTTCTTATCCTTTACCAATGTCAGGTGAACACTAGTCCACTTATATGTTCCATTATCTAATTTAATATGTGGATGAGCAACCTTCTGATATTCTCTATCATGGATTGATCTTTCAAAGTCTATAAACTCCGTATCATCTATATCTTCGTCCAGATAATCTACACAACTCCATTCTATACCATCAAGCCACACTTTGTCTAGTCGATTTTTATCAAATAGCTGGACATTTGCAAACCCGTCGCCTTCTCCAGATATCTTATATTCTGTAGAGATTGCTGCTACCCCTCCTGGCTTTAATACACGATGAGCCTCTTCAATTGCTTTTCTGATAGCCTTTTCATCACCAAAATGCTCTAATGAACTACAGCTAAAAACCGCATCAAATGAGTTGTCTTCATAGGGAAGGTCTGTTCCATCAACATGTTGCCATACCACACGCTTATGATTGTAGTTATTGCTCATGTAAGGCCTAGCATCTACCAATAATTCTTTCTCGTACCAGTGTTGCCAAGATCCACCGTCAAGGTAGATGTCGGTTGCAAATACACGCTTTGCCACATTAGAAAGCATAGATATTGTTTCTTCTTTAGCAACACCAATGCCCAAAATTTCTGCATCTGGGTTAGACGTAATGCCCATCTTTTCAAATGAGACCATAGCCATAGCTATCTCCCAAGTCTTTCTATTCTTGAGCTCGACTCCATCCATGGCTTGCGGGAACTGCTTTGTTCCTAAATAGTTATACTTCTCACACACAGACTTAAAGAACGGATCATCAAAGTCTTTTATATTAGCAACCTTGCTAAGCTTTATCATAGTTTCCTCTGGTTTTTAATAAGGCCATACTTTTCAAGGTATCTCTGGATTGTCATATGGCTACATCCAGCCTCTTTAGCAATTTCAATAATAGTCTTTCTTTGTACTACATATCTTCTATATAGCCAGTCTTTAGATTCGTATAGTTTCATCGTGATGTTAGGTTATTGTAGGCATAGTAGGCGATACCAATTGCATCCCCCACATCATTATCTTCTAAATGAATCTTAAACTTATCATTTACGAAGTCTAATGTCCTTTGCTTCCTAATCTCCCTTATTTTATTTGAATACCAAGTGTCTGATTTGCCTGGAAATTCTAGTCTAAGTTTAACCTTATCTTCTTTTTTAAAGGTCTTGTTACCAATATAATTCTGCCAAGTAGTGGGTATTACGGTTACTACCTTGGTACCGTCACTCATAAGCTGACTAATAATTGATCCATAAACATATGACAATTTAATTACAACATCTGGCGACTGTACAAATACAGCTCCTTCGATAGCAATATAGTCAGATCTTAAATGTTTTTTCATAGCTGATACTTTTTTACGGGCATCATAAATCTTTTCATAGATATCGTTTCCACGAATGTCTATCTTTCCATGCATGGCAAGATTTCCATCATCAATGATAGCAAATGCTACAGAGTTTGTAGAAGCATCTATCCCGATTACCCTGTGTGCTTTAGGCTTGATTAGATCCGCTAATCCCATTTAACATCTCCAGCAACTCTTTACGCTGCTTATCCTCATCATTCTTGTCGCATGTAACGCATACGGTTCCATAGTTATATCTACTCAGCTTAGTTTTACAGATAGAACAATGTCTAACAGATCCAAGCTTGATGGCTCTTCTCTCATAATATCTTTCCATTGTTCTCTTGTTTGTCGCAAGCCTGCAACATTCATCTGAGCAATACTTTTGATTATGTGTAGCCTTTACAAACTCTTGATTACACTCATCATAGGAACATATTAAAGTTTCAGGAC